AATGTTTATATTTGCTCGGACTGCTGGAAGATCAAGGAAAGAATCGGTGAAGAGAAATTTATGAAAGCGCTAAAAGGAGAAGCATGATGAAAACTATGAAAAATATCGAAATCGGCGAAGAAAAACTGAATGCGATTGTCGGTTTTGTCCCATTCGAAATGTTATCACCGAACGGAAAACCAATGCTTGGACTGTCGTTGGATTACCTATCCCTATTCGGAATTGGCGACAATACTCCGAAAGAAACTGGGTATTATATTTTCCTTAAAAAGTCATGGCCGTTTGTGATGGCTGGAAGGCTCACTTGGTTCGGAATCAGGAATCTGTTTCGGAGTTGGTTTATGAAGAGGAATAAATAAATGACAGAGAAAGTCAATGTCAAGTTTCCGATTGTACGAGACATTATCGAAGGTGGTCAGCATCTTACGAAGACTCTTGAAAAAGATGACATCGTGAAATGCTATTTTTGCGGATATCCGATTAAACTAAGCATGCGTAATACACATATGACTTCGGACGAAATGGAAATGGTGGATTGCCCAAAGTGTGGACGTCACGTAAGTGTTCTATATTATTTCGATCGGGTAGAGAATCGAAAACGAGATCCCGTGAAAGTAGCCTTCCATAGAGGGCAGAGGTCGCGACGAGGAGGAGCGTAATGATATTTAAGAAGCTGATCCATCGCTGGAACAGATGGCTGGAATGGAAGAATCTGGCCTGGATGTTCCCATGGTGGAAGAAACTACTAATATTTCTTGGAATTATACGGAACGAATGGTTTGAGCGATTTTGGGACTGGAGGAATGAGAAATGAATTGGTGTATTTTCGATAATAACTCTGTTTGTATGAATAATAAAAGTCTAGAAACATTTGGTAAGAGATGCATTGAGGCGAATAATCTATTGCTGAATGAGCAGACAATTTGTAGATTTCATGTAGATGTGAATAAGCTCGACGATCCGATGTCGAATGAAATTTGTTTATATTTATTCGATGGAAAATGTGCTCATGAATTATGTGCGGCTCATAACAAATCCTGTGTACGAAATAGTGGTGAATCATGCGGTTTTTTCATGTCGCGGGATACGTTTAAGAAACACGAGGAGCAAGAAACAGCGCAGCCAGATGCCGTTAATCATCCGAATCATTATTGCCAGGGCGGCATTGAGTGCATAAAGGCAATTGAAGCGAGCATGACTCCTGAAGAATTTCAGGGATATTGCAAAGGAAACGTCATGAAATATATCTGGAGGTTCAGAGAAAAGAATGGACTCGAAGATCTTAAGAAAGCTCAGGTTTATCTTGGCTGGATGATCGAGTCAAAGGAAAAGCAGGAACAGAACACACATTAATTTTATAAAGGAGAATGCCTTATGGGAGAACTGGAAAATTATATTTACAAGCTGGCGAAGGCACTTCACAACAAAGACAAAAAGCAGCGGGATCAGATCCTGGCAGAACTGAGGAAGCTCGGCATGGACAGTTCTACAGCACTTACTCTCGCGATGGACTATGCAGTTGATTGAGAGGCAAAACCTATGAACTATTTTTTCGCCGGGCTTATTCTTGGAGTCTGGTTTTTTCTGCAAATGGGACTTCAATGGAGCACTGCGCATAAACCCAAAGTGAATTTTGTATATAGCATCGGGACATTTTTGTTTCTCGGTGCTATATACTGGGTCCCATTCTGGCTGATATTTTTGAGGTGAGGTATAATATGGACAGTATAATCGGATTATTTTTGCGAATTGGAGCGCTGATTATATTTGGCTTATGCCTTACGGGTTACTTGGAAGAAGCTCATATGACGAGATGCCTGATTAGTGGTTGGGGTATGCTAATTTGTGCTAATTTAAAAGATATAAAGGAGATACTTAAATATGACAGAAACACAAAACATGATTGTAATTGGGACCGTAGATCAGATTAACGCGGTCCTAAAATGTATTAATCCGAATTTCCCGACTCAGGATCTTTCTACACTGGAAAAGAATCAATGCTTTTACACGATGAATGGCGTCGGTGTTGAAATTATTTTGAAGAAATGAGGAAAAACATATGAAAAAACTTATCGCAATAGTTCTGGTACTTATATTTGCACTGTTTCTCACCGGCTGCGGCAATAGGCAGGTGATTGATACGACATTTCGGTTCGACTATGCGACGATCTATTCTCCGGGTGGAGAGATTATTGCGCAGGGAAAGGTGCAGTCGTGGACGGATTTTGAGAATGGGGATCAACTGCAGGTGAAGATTGACGGCGTCACGTATTTCACACATGCGACAAATATTGTTCTTGAGGCGAGATAAGATGGAAGAACAAAAAACATTTGCCGAGTGGCTGATGAACTTCGTGAAAACGCATCGTGAAACAACAATAACTGTAGAACAAGGGCCGTGGGGAGATATTTGCGTTCACATGCGTGATTATTCAAAGAGTCGAAGCGGCGTTAATGCGAAATGCTCCATTTCACAGGAAATCTATCAGAATTCGAAGCTCGATTTTGATGAGATTCTGATCGATGCGGCCGAAGAATTATGTAAGGAGATTGAAAACTATGGATGAACTACGTTATAAGGAAGTACGCTTTGATAAGTGGTGCGAGAAATGCAAACACTATGCTCATAAATTCCCAAAAGAAAACTTTTCGTTCGAGGCTCAGGATCCGTGTAACACCTGTCTGGCCAAAGGAATGAGACGTGGATCGGAAAAGCCTGTAAGCTGGGAGGAGAAATGACCTTTCAGTTCGAAATACCAACTCCCGAAAACTGTATCAAATGTCCGTTTAAAGAGGTTCGTGTCTCGTCGGGATACGGACCTCTTAAACTACGCTGCGCAATTGATCCAACGCTGGATATTTTGGCGAAGGATGGACTGATGGGGCGAAGCGTCGATTGCCCTGGAAAAGTGGAGGAAGAAATATGACAAAACCTGATGTTGTTTATCTTTGTAAAGGCGAGGGGATGCCCTGTTACCTACATCCGTACTGTATTTTTCGTGGTGATGCTGTAGCGGCAGATGATCCGGTCTGCTTACATACAAGGAATCCCGAATGCGCAAAGTATGGAGCCTGTGAGGATCCTGAAAACCATCCTGAGCGGTTTATATTTCAGGAGCGCGAAGAGAGCTGCGGACCGAGCTATTATTGGGAGGTAGAACCCAAATGATCTATATACTTACACTCACGAAAGTCTGCCCAGGAGAGCCGACGGGTTATATTTCAGATCTCTGGGAAGACTGCTGGACGGATCGAACGGCTGCTGAAAGAGCATTTAAGAAATTGGAACTCGGACCGATATATTTTCGTAAGGAACTTTGGGTCAAAGAGCCCGGCGGAAGACGGAAGCTTTTGATGGAGGAGAGATATAGTGGGGGCGCTTGAAGAAAACAATATTTCAGAACTAACATTAAGACCGATTAATCCGGATGGGTCTTATGGCGATCCGATCGAATTTGAAAACATCGAAAATGTAACGTATAGCCTAGATGAAAATGTAGACAAATTCTACACGGTAGGATTCGACCTAGCACAAGGATCAGATGCGATGATATACGGTTATATCAGGATTCCGAATAAGAAAATGTCTCGTAAAAAATTCAAGAAATGGCTGATGTCCAAAGGAATTAATCGAGATCTTGCCGAGTGGTTTTGTATTGTCGTTAAAAGCTTTAAAGGAAGACAGAGCTATCGGTCGTTATATTTCGTCGGGTTCTTTTCGTCAACGCCGCAGGACTTGATTAATAGCCTCTATTTGATACTCAATTTTCCCATTAACAAGTAAGGAGATAAACAAATCATGGACGAAATGAAAACTGTTGCTGAAAATGAAATTAATGCTGAGGACTTCATGAAACCGAGGTGCAAGGTAAAGGTTGGAGATCGCATCTATCGGAAACATAAGACCATGACCATTCCGGATCGGATGGAGGTAACTGATGTGACTCCTGCCGAGACCGGATATTTTATTAAGTGCAAGTACATGTATCATGGGATTGGCGCACAAGAGCGAACGTTCAGTGATGTGATATTTCGGGATGATGCTTGGGTTATTGAAAAGAAAGGAATTGACTTTTGATGCCAAGACATTGGAATGAACTGAATTATCAATCGAATCTCAAAGATTATGTTCACTTCAACGACTGGACTCCAGATAAGCTTCGTGAAACCCGTAAAAAGTTTAAAATTACCCAAAAGGAAATAGCCGAAGCGATGGGCGTCGGTAAGGTTATGATCTCTCAGATTGAGAATAACTATAGTGCAAGTCCCATCGCAATTAAACTATATGGTCTTGTTTTGGAACGCTATTGGGCAGGGATTCATGGCTATGTCCCTGCCTATAGAAAAATTGGAGAGAATGAATTTATGGAGGAATCTGATGACCCAAGAGAAATTCAATGACACAATGGTTCGGCTGAGGCAAGCTGAAGAGAATTTTAATAAAGCACTGCAGGATATTCAGACGGTATTCAATGAGTATGAGAAAGAATTAGTAGAAAAGAAAGAACAAGCGCGATGGGAACCATGGTCTTTTGACAATGTAGTAAAAGAAACGAAAGCACAAAAACTTCAGGAAAAAGATGATGATTACTATAAAGGACTCAAGGATATGCATGAGGCCCTTCGCCTTATTGCGACAAATGGATCGGATGGCGGAATGTCCATATCTGAATTGAAGGATGCTTTTGGTATGTCTTCCGTATTAGACATCATACTCGGGTGTCCTTCTGAGGAAATTATGGATAAGGTACTTGCGTGGAATACCAAAAGAAAAGCATCTCAAGATCAGGAACTTCGTGTCGGTGACGAAATAGAATACATGTATCCTGGAAGAAAGCCTGAAAAATGCATTGTCGTAAATTTGGAAAACGGCATAGGAAAGGAAAAAATTATTTGGACAATTGATCTCGAGTCGTTTCGACTTTCCTGGTTTTCTTCGAATTGTTATTGGGACGATACATATCATAAAACCGGTAAACATTATGACTCTATTCCGCTAAAGAAGGAGGAATCTGATGAACCAAGAGAAATTCAATGACGCAACGGTTCGGCTGAGGCAAGCTGAAGAGAATTTTAATAAAGCACTTCAGGATGTGTACTCGGCAATCGATAAAGCTTATCTAAAGGACTCCAGCACCGAATTACAGGCGCAGATCGATGAAGCTTATAATAAAGGACTTCAAGATCTGTATGAGGCCTGTTGCATTCTTGCAAGACCAGTCCCTGAAATACGCACTATATTTGGTTCGTCTATAATGGATAAAATTATCTTGAATTATTCACCGCAAGAGATTATTTACAAAGTGCTTGAATTGAAAAACAAAAGAAATGAGGCTCAAGAACAAGAACTTCATGTCGGTGACGAGATTGTAACGGATGACGGTATTATTGGAATCATTACAGATGTCGGCGATGATAATTACGTAGTATGGGTAAGCTATAGAATAACACCGGCAGCACGCGGTTTAGATTTTTGTTGGACTAATAGTGCTAAATGTAAGAAAACAGGACGACACTTTGACAGTATTCCATTTGATTATAATCCAGAAAAAGAGGAGGAATCTAACAAATGAGTTTAGCATATGACGAATATCTGGCCGAGCATATTGGAAATGTAAATAAAGGTCTTAACTGGATGCTTGATAATCTGGCACTCAGTCAGGAAGAAAAGTCTGCTCTTGAAACGGCTATGCTGAGGTCTGACCACGATGAGAGTAAATACTCGATTGAAGAATACGATCCTTACGACAGATATTTCTATGGTGGGAATCGCAGTTACAAGGTCGTACAGGACTTTAACTACGCCTGGCTGCATCATATTCACCAGAACCCGCACCATTGGCAGTATTGGGTGTTGCTGGAAGATGATCCTGAAGAAGAGCTGCCTTATAAGACCCTTCCGATTCCGCTGCCTTATATTTTCGAAATGATTGCAGATTGGTGGTCGTTTAGCTGGAAGGATGGGAATCTCTTTGAGATATTTAACTGGTACGCTGAGCATCGGGATAAGCAGTATATTAATCTGAATAGCCGAATGATTTTGGAGCGGATCCTAGAAAAGATCTGGGATGTGCTCATCATGCAGGAAACTGTTCGTGGGCGTGATGTTTCGGAGATTGAGGGCCAGTACCGCCGGTTTTGGATTGAACAGAGAATGGATCAGCTTAATTTGGAGCATTCAGACACCGAAGACGACGAAGATCTCTACGGCGTTCCAGAACTCAAGAAGTATCCTATGCCGAATAAGGAACATGTGAAATCTGCTATCAGATTCTTTAACTATGTCGATCCGAAGTATGAAAAGGAGCTGGCAGAGGCTATTATCGAGAAGGCTAATGAATTTGGGCTGGATCTGGAGAATGGTATTTCGGTTGGGGATGAGAATCGTCTGAAGAAGTATTTGTCAGACAAGAAGGAAGAATCGTAATTTTTACAGGCTCCTTTATAGAGTACTATATTTTTATTAAAGGAGTGAAGGATTATGTGGTGTACTCAGATTACTAAAGGAATGAAGATGCGAGCGCCGAGCAAAATCGATTGGTCTAGCGGTTATGCGACTGCACAGGATGGACATGACGTCTATGATATGGATGTTGTAAAGTTTGTATTACAGCACACAAGATTCATAGATCGGTTCAATCCTAAGAAGCTGATAATCGCGGCAATCTACGCTCAGCCGATGCTTCTTGGAGACTTTAGGATTCCAAAGAGCAAAAACTGGAAATTCTTCGATGAGGAATTTGATAAAACATGGGACTCTTATTGAAAAGCATGAGGACTTGTAGCTTACAGGTCCTCTGCGCTTTCGTAATAATCACAGCTCCTTTAATGCAGAGAAATCTGACATTATTGCATGAAAGGAATTAGAATTATGTTGGAATGCACAGTAACTGTACGATGCAAAAAGTCGGTAAGCAACGGGTGGGAACCGGAGGTGACGAAGGAGAACGGCCTTGAGTTC